AATCAATGGGGGTATGATTTTGTTCATTATCCTCAAGATATTCCTATTAAGATGCGGAAAGGTGTGATTACAAGATTTAATAGATCTAGAAATGAACATAATTTATATCACATAAGTTGTGTTAATAGTGCAGACCCTGGATTTACTGCTGGAGGATTTACTAAAGGAATGCTGACTGTTGAAGCAAAGAACGTAAAGGATTTTATTGATTTGATGTTGGAACACCCTACGATGTTTTTCTGTCGCTATTGTGAAAAGTACATGTTTGACTGCATTGAGCACTATTCGGGTAAAGCTTGGGAAATTCCATCGGAAGATATTTGGCCTAGTTGTAATTATATTTTGCAAAGTGGAACTACTGATGATGAAACAGAGAATACTTATTATACATTGTTTGCACATAAAGTAATTGGAGTTGTTTTACCTTTTGTTCAGGAACCACCTAAGAAGAAAGTGTGCCGAAGATTGGATTTTGATTCAGATACCGAATCATTGCCAGCCATTGATGAGTAATGTCGAAAAGGAAGGAATCAGAGATGTCGGGATCGGAGGAGAGCGAGGAGGAGACAACATTAGTAGTGAGCGAGGAGAAGACGATAAAGTTTGCAACAATTCTACACAAAATTCTACAGAGTCAACTTCCATTAAGCGAGGATCATCCGGGTTACCTGTTGGGATTTGTGAACATGCTGGAAGCGGAGGACAACCTACTGCCAGAACTAGAGAACTCCCTTCGTGGCTTTCAAAAGGTAGCCAAGACGTGGAGCTTCAATATTGGAAAGGCTTCAAAAAGAGGTGTGATAGAGTATTTGGAGAGCTGCAAAGGTCTGATGGGCAACTTATTCGAGACGTACTACGATTTGAAAACCCTGGAGAGTGTAAAGACTTTCTTAAATGCCTACAGAGAGATGGAAATTACCGAAGAGGATTGCTCCAGGTATGTCGAGAAGATACACACATCCATGTCGTCCACGACTGCATTTACAGCAACGGGTCGTGCAGGTGCGACTGGTGGAAAAAGGCGAAAACTTATGGAGCCGACAGTAGACGAGATAGACGTGCACATCGACGAGATTCCTGTAGAAGTAGAACCATCACCGACATTCAAAACCTACTCTTCTATTATTGCACGAAAGGACGGACAACAGTATATCAGAAAATACGAGGAGAAATGGAAAGAATTCCAAGCGAGGGTTACAATTTATCGGAGAGCGGACTTGATGGACTGCCCGAAGTCTTCAGAGAAATGGAAATACAAATACCAGGAACTGGAGCTGAACTACAACAGTGGGAGCCCAATATCGACGATGATGAGCCAGATCAGGGGCCATCATGTTCAGTACCTCGACGAAAAAAACGCAAGCTGGGAGCGCAAGAAAGAATACAAATTCGAGTAGTAGAAATGTTGCAGCTTAATCCTATTTGTCCTCCCGAAGCTATTATTAAACATAGGGTTTGGCGTAATGATCCTGATTTGAGGTTTAAAGATATGACTCATAAAGAGATTAAAACTGCTGTAAATTCGTTTAGCGATAACTTGACTACTTTTTCTATGTCTGATTATCAATCAATGTATAACAATGAAGCTTGTGTGCCTATCTTTAGTGCAGGGTACGGTCAATTTGAGAACTATTATTATAATATAGAGAATAGTGTTGAAGTAATGGATAAGTTAGTTCAGTATCAGTGTGGCTCTGATGAAGATGCTACTTTAGATTTTGTAAACACGCTATATAATGTGTTAGAACGTAAGATTCCTAAACTTAATTGTATTTGTATTTACTCTCCGCCTTCAGCGGGCAAGAATTTCTTTTTTGATGCTATTAAGGATTACTATATCAACTGTGGACATTTGTCTAATGCGAATAAGTATAATGCTTTTCCATTTCAAGACGCCGAGGGCCGTCGAATAGTGTTGTGGAATGAACCCAACTATAGCCCAGAGTTTTTAGAGCCCATTAAGGAACTCCTTGGTGGTGACTCTACTTCAGTGAATGTCAAATATATGCATGACACTCCTGTTTATAGGACTCCTATGATAGTTCTAACCAACAATGTTGTCTCGTTCATGACACATCCTGCTTTTAAGGATCGGGTTCGTGTCTTCAATTGGATGAGTGCACCATTTTTGAAGAATTATGATAAGAAACCTAATCCGCTTGCAGTATATCATTTCTTTAAGAAGTTTGGTTTGGTTGAATAAAACAATAAAATGAATGGCAGTTCAAAGTTTATTTATTATCCTTTACTTGGCTTTTTTCTTAAGAGCTACAATACGAGGCAAAGATCGCCTAGGTCTAGTAACATTGGCCACAACAGGCACCATGTTATCCTCAGTAGGTTCGTTATTCTCAGTTTGATCAACAGCATTTCTAGTTGGAGCAGTAGCAACGCTACGAAGCAAGTTGAAAGTAACAACCTTGTCTCCATATTCAGGATAGAGGCCAATACCTTGAACAGCATTCTCCAAAGAAGTGTTGTAAAACTTAGGTTTCACGAAACGATTAGGATAACTTGGTAACTGAACAATCATGGTAGCAGTAATTTCAAATTCAATATTAGCCTGAACAAAATCAGCAGCTCTAGATGAAGTAGCACTTGGAGATTGTTTGTCAATAGCACGCATACCAATATGGTACGAAGGTTGCCTAGCAGGCTTACCAGCAGAATCACCACGAACAAAGTGGCATCCTTGTTCCATAGGAGAAGACTTGTAAGTCACAACAGGAACAGTAGCCCTTGAAGAGGGAAGGTAAGACTCAGTGATTTTAATCTCTTCATTAGGATCAATATTATTGACATTACGGCTAGCATTGTAATATCTAGCATTTCCAGTAGCCTGACGAAAATCGTCAGTTTGAATTTCAAGTTGTTGGTATTGTTCACCAATAGGAGCATTAACAAAGTTGTAGTGCATAGAGTCAACATGATCCCAAGTGCTATCATTAGAGTTCATTTCAGTGATGCAATTCTGGAAATATTCATAACCAGGAGCATTGGCTGCAGTAAAGCCACGTGCTGTAGCTTGAGCCTTGTTGGGCTGATAAATACAGAAATGAGTTCTGTTATAGTAAGGAATTTTGTGAGCACAGCCAGGAATGACAACAGCTGTATCAGCAACAGATTGATCAGTACCATATTGTTTAGCAATGAAATCATCAAGAGCATCAGCAGGATCATCAGCTGCAGTAGGAATCATAGTGTCAGCAATAGTAAGAGTTCTGTCAACTCCACCTCTCATTTTACGTTCAAGATCTTTACCAATACAAATTACTTTAGGATGATTAGTAGTGGCAACGCTAGATGTTGTACCACCAGTGGGATAGCCAGTTGTGGCAACAGTTTGCATGACATCAATAGATACAGACTTTATGTAACTACCAGCAGGAATTAATGCAAACTCTTCAGGAGAAGTATAGAAAGGTGCTTTTTCCCAAGGTATTTTAGCTAAAGGAGTGGTACAAAGATTAGCTCCACTAAAAGCTGTTTCATCAGCAAGATTCCAATAAGGTATAGCATAAGATTTCATACGATGAACTTTCTTGAACATCATGGTTCCGCCAGTCGCAGAGTATCCACCTTTGGGTAGAACAGTCACCGGACCTTGGGCCGAGTCAAAACCGCCATCACTTTGTGAATTATGGCCAGCTCCTGCCGCAGGGGCAATTGAAGCGGCCGCAGCAGGATTAGCAGGCGCAACAGAGCCGCCTTGGGGTCCTTCATGAGCACGTTTATTACTTCTTGTATCCATAGTATTGGAGGAAGAAGGGCCAGCACCGTCAGTATTGTCAAAATCTGCAAGAGAGATAGAACCACCTGTAGCTTGGCGAAATAACTCATCGACTTCCATACGTTCAGACTCAGATAATTCTGATGCAACAACAGTATTTAACAAATGATCATTACGAGCGTTTTGTTGCTCTCTTTGTCTATTAAACCCATCAATCAAAGGACCGGATGCACCGCGTCTCCCGTTTTTCCAGTCTCTAAATGAAATACTATTAGAGCTAGGTCTCATACGACCAGGCCCAGTACCCTCAATTCGAGGTCTTTGAGTGACATTCCAACCAAACCTAGGAGGTGGATCTACTCTAGGCAAATTATGACGCTGACGAGCCCTATTCCACTGAGCCCAAGCATATTGCTGTTGGCCATGACTTTGAGGAAAATCAGGATGACGAGATGGATCGCGATCTATATCATATTTCCCTAAAGCACGTCTAGAGACATGATGAGTGGCCATACCTGAGGAAGAGATGGGAAGATTAGCAGGATATTGTACACCGATGACACTTTCAACTTTTTCCTTGGCTTTAAGTCCAATATAACCAGCAATAGAATGAGGATTTGAATTATGAATAACGTCAGTAAGAAATTCACCAGCCCCTTCTCTATCAGCTTCTTGCACGTCTTCTTGAGTTTTAGCTTTTTCGTAATTAATATCGTGCTCTCTTGCTATATCGTCATCAAGATCAACAGGTTCAGTATCGTCAATAGTATTACCAGGACCAATATATCTATGATCAGGTAAACTCACCACAGGATCTTCGTGATCAACAGTATCAGTGTCAGATGAAAGAAGTGTAACTCCAGTTCCGATAGTAATAATACCAGCAGTAATTCCAACTGATGTAATAACGGTCGCAGCAGAAGGAGCAGCAGCAACACTACCAGCACCAGCAAAGCCTCCAGCTTCAGCAAGACCAGGAGTAGCAGAAAATTCTTCTAATAATGGTGAACTATCATTAATTTCAATTTCATCCAACTGTATTTGTTCGATACTCTCTTGTGCAACGCCTTGATTTTCGTAGATTACGTCTTCGTAAGATTCAACTTCATTCGGATCCACAAAATTAGTGATGGAGCCTTCGTCACCAGCAAGATATAAATTCTCGCCAACACGAATAAAACCAGCACGACCACCAGATTGTTGAAGACGCAATAACCGACGATAACTTATAGGATTTCTCAATCGTAAACCCTCACGTATACGCGCAAAGACTTCACCCGACATAATGAATGCGCGCCGCCAAAACCCACCCTTTAATAA